TGATAGACTCTCTTATCTCTCTTACCTATCTATACTCTCTTAACACTCTTTTTATTTCTTTTATTTCTTGTTCTCTCTTACCTATCTATACTCTCTTAACACTCTTTTTATTTCTTTTATTTCTTGTTCTCTCTTACCTCTCTACTGGTCCCTAATTATTTCTTAAGAAATTACAGTAGTTTAGGTAGATAATCCAGAGGCACCTACTCAATATTAACCGAACCTATTTCTCCTCTTACCAGACCTGGTAGCTCTTCTTGATCCTCCCATACCAGCAAATATATTACGTCCAGCCGTATTTTGCTTCTGAGAGTCGATTGCTACGTTTTTCAGCCATGTTCTTCTTGTGGTAGGGTCAGCCCATGCGTTAATCGCTTCGATCATTTCTCGGCGCTTTCTCTCATCGTGAACGAGCTTTGTGTCAAAGTCCATCTGTTCGACCACATGACGGATAGCACCAGCAAGAGCATCAGCCCTGTCATCATGCCTCAGACAGCCCCTATCCCTCGTTATCATGCCCAATTGGTGCATAAGTCTATACGTCACCTGCACTTCGGGTGGATACTGTCGTACGGTTAAATAATCGTGTTCTATAGCCTCCGGTGATATGATTAGTCGATGAGAAGTCAGGAGAGGTTCTATCACGTCAATGATCCTCAGTTCCTTCTGTCCGGTCTCATAGACCTCGATAAGCTCTACAGGCCACTCATCGGCTTCAAAGAGGGGCTTTATCATATTGGCATGAGCGCCATGTCCAAAGTTCTTCTCTATCAATACCGTCTTGGATTTAGTATCCTTGGCTATTTTTACCAGTTTCTGGAGCTTTTCTTCCTCATAGCCACCTGGCATACCCCCTACCTTGTGAACGTACACAAATGCCCCAATTATCTTGATTACAGCATATGCCAGTTCGTCACCATTCTTACCTCCCGATTTGAATGGCTTTCCATCCTTTATGGAAATTGCGCTCGCCCTTGGCTACCTTTCTCATATTAGAAGGTGTCAGGTTATGCGCTTTACAGAAGTCAGAAATGCAGGATACATAATGATCATTCCCATTAGGGTCTATAAATATGTAATCCTTGCCATTTCCTTTATTATGAGGGGTATCCCCCTTCTTAAACTCAGTTCGCTCTGAAACGCTCTGTTTTGGCTTAAATTCGGTACGCCTTGATAAATGCTGTCCAGGTTTTATAGAGGTACAGTTTTTCAATCCTCCATAGCTCTTATTTCTACCGAGACCACAGGTCAGAAATGACGGTCTCAATTTCGATTCTAAGGCATAACAGGCTTTACGAGTACCCTTATATAGGACAGTGACTGTATCGCCTTTTTTAAGCATACCAGACGCTCTGTGTGATCTGATTCTTTGTTTAAGATTGGATGTCACTCCGATATAACCTTGCATTAAATCGGGATTACTCTCATAATGAATATGATAAACTTTATGCTCTTTCATATTAACTCCTTTCAATTGTTACGTTAACTCGTTACATTAACTTCTATTAGTTGCCTAATAGTTCGGACTATATCTTAGGCTGCTGCCTCCCACTGTTTCGATGCACTTGCACCTACTCCTTTCGGATAGTCTCTACACTTTCCCTGTATTGCACAGGGCTTAGCTCGGTATTGTCCCATAGGGAGTTTCACCGAATTAAATGGGTTTAATGCTGGCAGAGGAAATTTACCAGCGGGGTCGATATACATAACCGTCTGTTCAAATTCTCGGATATCATATTCATGGTGGAGATTCCAGAACAGTTTATATTTCCCGTTCACAGCGACGTGCTGGAACTGATTTAAGCGGTTTTGAGACCATATGGGTAGGACTGGTCCTTGGTCTCTGGAAAACTCCGAGATAATGAAATGTCGAAGTTTCAGAGGGTATCGTTCTTCATCGGTCAGTTTGGTGTTCAGCATGAACTGTAACTGGAATTTGGCCGCACCCTGAGAGACTTCCTTCTCAAGTAGGATCTCTTCATAGAACATCTCTGGGCAAGTTGGTTGACCCATCATACCGTCAGGACCACACCCAGATCTTAGGTTAGGGTTAATGATCATATCTTGCACAAGCATAGGTGCAAGCATGTCTCCATAATTCTCTTGCTGTTCAACAGTCGGATAACGTCCTGTCCAGATGCGGATTGTATAACCACGGCCAGGCAAGTTGTTATATATTGACTCAGTTGACTGAGGAGTACCAAGATATACGATGTCACCAACGGCGCACACTGATTCGAATTCCTTAGTAAGATCTTCCAACAGTTCTCTTGAATTAACGGTTCTTGAGTTCTTAGGAGATTCAATATCGTCTGCAATAAGCAGATCAGCACGGTTCCCTGGTACGTTAGCATCAACTCCCAAGCACTTAATGGAAGGTGCCATGATAACTCCCTTGAACAACCAGTGAACATCATAACCCTTTACAGAGCTACGATCTCCATTATTCTTATCAGCTTTCAGCATCCACAGGAAGTCAAGACCTTCCAAGATCTGGATGACAAAGTTTGCAATGTCCTCAGATAATCTACCACCAGCAGATACAATGAGGACTCTTAAGGTTGGGTTATGAAGTATTCTGAATACGGCATAGATAGCAGTCAGGGTTGTCTTTGCTTGACCACGCTGTGCCTGAACCATTCTATACTTAGGTCCAAGATATAACCACCTACATATATCAGCTTGGACTCTGTTAAGGTCTGGGTTCCCTGGGATAAGCAAGTTGATACAGGTTTGTGCAAAAAGCAGGAAACCGTCCAATGTATCTGGAAAAGTCTCCTGCACTTTTGATAACGCTTCCCATCTCTCAAGTTGCTGATCCTCTGATAGCTTTTTAGCCATCTTTATTCAGATCCTGTCTCTTTAAAGGAGACAACCTTCCCTTGCTGCTTTTCTTTCAGCAGTCTTAATTTCTTACCAAGTTCAGACTCTCCATCCTGTCCCGCTGCAATAGCTGTGACTGCATTATACTCAACCCACTTCTGAGAAGGTGTCATCTGCTTTAAGTCTATGAGTTCAACAACAGCCTCGGCTGCTCCCATCTCCTCAAACTTCTCAGCCATTTTAATGACTGCATCCCACTTCATGTTGTGACACTTGGTTATGATCTTATGGAGTTTGCCAATTTCATCCTCATTTGCTGCATATTTTGACATTTAATCTCCTTTCGGATACCACTTATCAATGATAGTTAGTATCCTCTCGTTTGTTCTGTTTAAATTGTTAATCGCTTCCGTATTCTTAGAAAGCTGCTCCGTAGTAATCAATCGCATTTCGGCCAACTCCCTATAATCTGCTTTGCTCCCTTTAATAGACTGTACATCTGAGTAAAGAACTACAAGTGCAAATATTATAGGGAGGACCGTTGCAATCAAAGCTGACCACATAGTGACTTTGTTTTCCAACGAACCTCCTCTCCCTTTAATATTAAACAATTACTGTTCTATACTGGTCCCTAACTGTAGAGTTCGTTTAAGCTTAAACTATATTCCTCGTACGCTTGGAAGTAAGTAGCTGCAACAAGGTTGCACAGTTCCTCATAGTCAGCTATAGAAAGATTTCTCCATGTATAATCTAAAGCTCTGACATTTACTGTCTCTTGTCCAGTACGTTTGGCTACTGCTAAAGCTTCTTCCATAAGTCTCATATCTTCCTGTCGGCAACGATAAGTTGTATTATTGAATACTACACCTCCATCACACGTATCAGTAAAGCTTTCTTCAACTATTGCCTTTCCCTCCCTTAGAGTAGCAGCAGCAACTCTGGCTACAGCTTCAGTTGAGTCAAATGTGATGTTTCCATCATCATCAACAGTTGTGTTATGAGGACCAGCATCATATGCATAATCTCCAAAGATCTCAGCAATCTCATCATCAGTCATAGCTACAGCATCAGGATTGTCAGATGCAAACTTTGCTGCATAATAGGCGTTATCAAAGTTGATAACTGTGCCATTCCATTTATAGGCTTGTATCATGTTTCCCTCCTTTTATTGATAAGCATATACAGTAACATCAGACTCAAATTCAAAGTAAATAGATACTGTAGTAGAGTAAGGTATGGTTGCTACACCGCCTGGGTTGTTGTATTCTCCAGTTCTATATGCTCTCATTGAGTATAAAACTGTATTAATTGAACTACTTGCAATATATGCACCAGATACGACTCTAAATCCTACATACCTAGCATAATCACCAGACCTGAGACCTAAATACAAAGGCTTGCCGACGGTCAACCCGGAGAGAGTCCAAGTTCCTGAAGAAGCTCTTGTTCCTTTAAGATGAACAGTACCATCAAATGCTGTACTGGCATACTGGAATTCTTCTGCTACACGCCCTTGTAATGTGTTGGCATTCAATCCAGATGAGTCAGTATCCACCGTCTTTAATTTAGCCAAGACATCAGAAGCAGTATAACCAATTTGTTCTTGGGTGACATTATGCGGATTAGAAGTATTAGTTCTGTGTGCTGTGTTCAGATCAATCGCAGTTGTATTGGTAGCAATATCAGATGTATTGGTCGCAATGTTACTGGTATTGGTA